ATACTTCACCGCCACCACTATTTCTTAATTCTAAATTGGTAGCATCAATCTTTAAATCACCTGTACCTACGTCTTTAATATAAGAGTGAGTACCATTGTGAAAGATTTCTAAATCTGAACCACCACCAAAAATTGCTTTACTTCCATCCCCAAAGGTTATGTCGTCACTTGCTGATACTGATATGTTTGTACCGCCTGTGGTGTTACCAAGACCTAGCACCTCTGATAAGGTATCTGCTGTACCTACCTGCGCGTCTACATATGCTTTGATTGACTGCTGTGTAGCTAGTTTTGTGGCACTATTTGAAGCCATATTATCTTCGTCGGCTATGTCGGTAATTGTAACTGAGCCTGTTCCTGATAGGCCATTAAACTCAACTGTGCCAAATACATCAATACCTGTAGATGTTGTACGTAGTTTCTCACTGCCGTTGTAATATAAGCTAACCTCTGCATCTGTATCTGCCAATATACTATTGGTTCCGTCAATACCCTCGATAACAATAGAACCTGCGCTACGTATACGTAATGAACCTGTACCTTTTTCATCTATATAAGAATTAGAGCCATCGTGATATATCTCTAAGTCATTACCTGTGCCAAACCTAGCTTTAGCATTATCAACAAAGTCAATGCCATCACTACCAATGCTAGCAAGAAATTGCTGTATAGATTGTACTGAAACGCCACCACTTGTTGTATAACCTGTAGCTGAGTTGACAAACGTATCTAATCTGTCCTCGTTTTCCCTAAACCTTGGTACGGCTTGGTCGAGTGGTAATTCTGCCATTTACTTGCTCCTAAATTTCATCGCCATCGATATCAACAACGCCTGTAAGATAATCGTTGTCTTGCGTATAGTATTTATTACTATAATTAACAGCTCCCACCCTCGACGTAAAGTTATCGTTTGGTTGCTTCTCTGTTACTAAAAACGCTGTACCGCGTGCATCATTACTTGCTACTATGTTATAACCTGTTCTAGCATACTTATTTTGGTCGGTCACTAAGCTTAATCGTGGTGCATTTGCTAAGACAACTTTATTGTCTGCCGTACCTGCTGTAATGCCAATGCTTTCAACTGTACCATCAACGTGCTGTAAGAATATAGTATATGTAACACCGCCACCTGCAAAGGTAACATCTTGTGATAAGGTTAGCTCTAAGACATTAACAGCCGTCACCTCGCCGTCTTGCGTTCCAGTGCGTGTATTATCAGCCACTAATATTCTATCATTGGTAACTAATAAGTCTGCTTCTTGCGTTGCCTCGAAGTCAACCAGTGTATTTTGATACTGTATTTTGTTCCAAGCTCTATGTGCTGCAAAGTAGGCTTGCACGCCATTTCTGATGCCAACGCTTTCTATCTTATCCGGATTTGTTGCGCTCTGGTCGCTAGGTATATTTATACTAATTAGCGCGTCATCAACTGGACTAGCATATACAAACTCTATGCCATCATGGTTACTTGCATTACCAAACCTTACTGAGCGTGTTTCCGATTGTGGTAATTTGTTTCTGTGATTAAACAATAACACACTATCATCTGTTTCTTTCTCAAAGCTTAACTTGATTTTACTACCTTGTCTGTATGCCTGACTGTAGATTGCAGTTGCTATAGTTTGTGCTGTTTCCTCAAAGCTTAAATTATCAGCATCAAAGGTATAATTAAACTCTGATGCTTTAGTTGTACCAAAGTAATCTGTAACGCTCTCAGTGGTGCTTAAAACGCTCTCTAGGTCTACTTCTGTCAATGGTCTGCGCCCAATGAACGGGTCAACGCATATGTTAGTCAATATTTGTGCAGCGTCTGTCGTTGCATACCTACTAACACCAAGTTCTTGCGCTTTAATACGTAAGTTACGCAAGGCAAAGAATGTAGTGCTCTGGGTGCTATATATAACAACTCTACCTGCTGACTTAGCCGTATGTGTTAGTGTTACTGACCTAGCACCTGCTGATACAGTTTCTACATTTGACATAGGTTGATTTGCATTATCTAGTATAACAACGCTAACAGACGTGCTAGTTGATGCTGATAGCAAGTCAAAGTCTACAATAGTTTTATAGCCTGTGTTGCCATATTCTATTGGCCTACTAATCCCATAACTGCCGCCATCATTAGCTACTTTAACGCCGCCGTGTTGATAAGTAATTACACCGCCATAAAAACTGTCTGCACTAATTGTTTGTGTGCTAGGATAATCTTCACCGCTAACCTGCATATCTGTTACAGTAAAATATGTGTCATTATTACCACACTGCAATAACACGAATGGATTTGCTTCTGCTCCTGTTGCAGTAAAGGTATATGTCGCTGTGCCGTTAGTTACTGTCGCTGTGTTTGATATAAAGCTTGTGCCATCGTGTAGCCCAATAGTAACTGTAGTCGCTGTTGTCTTCGTATTGTCCAATGTGAGTGTTACTGTAATGACCTGTCCATTACTGATAGCATCTAAATCAGCATAGCCACCATAACTACTACCGTCTGAACTAATAGTTACATTGTTACCTGCAACCTTAACTAAGCCGTTGCTATGGCTTGTCCATGTCATAGGGAATGTATAACGCTCGTATTGTATTTTAGGTAACTTGCGTGTCACTTCCATATTTAGCTTACGTGATTTAACAGCTAATGCGCCATCAGTAGCATATGTTACAGATTGTACTGTAGTTACATCGCCAAAGTCGTTTTGTGATACTGGTGACATAGCATATAAGTCACGCCATTTAACTTCATCGACTACAGTACCTTCAAAGTTAGTATCGCTATTTGTTGTACGTTTAACTCGTACTCTGCAATAGCCTGTAAAGGTAGGATTAATTTTCATAGTCAAAGCGCGTGTACTTTTGCTACTGCTCGAACCTAAAACTGTACCTGTGAATGTTTCTACTGTTCCTGTCGGCGTTCCTGTTGCGCTCGTTTGTTCGACTTGTACTTGCACTGCTATATTAAACGCATACTGCTGTTCGCCATCGTCTTTATACAAACCCTGCAACGCAACTAAATTAATGTATATTTTATCTAGGTCATCAACAAGTAAGTTAAACCAACCTATAAAAGCTTCGCCTGTAGAATACATATAAGGACTAAGTAAACCTGTTTCATCTGCGGGATTGTCATAGTCATCTAGCTTATTCCAGTCACTATTTACACTGGCAGGATTACTCAAACTGACTGTAGTTGCTGTCACACTAGATATTGTATAGTCACCTGCTAGATTAACAGTCACAATGCTACCAAGATTTGTTAAAAATACATTCTTTGTGCCAGTCTCGTTCGCGGCAAACTCATTTTGTATTTGACCCCAATTAGCGTTAATACTTTCTGGATAGTCTAATGTTATTGTTGTACTTGTAACAGCTTTAACAACATAATCACCATTGAGATTTAATGTGCTACTATCATCTGTTTGAAACAATGCAAAGGCAAGTCTTATACTATCATTAACACTAAAATCATTTGTTGCATCACCAGTTGTATATATTATCTCACCATCAAAACCATTAGACGCTATTTTACATTTAACATTGCGTGTTAATTGGCTACCTGCTGTGCCGACTACTGCTGTATAACTAGCATTAGTTACTGTTAATGTTGCACCTGATACAAATTCTTCTGTAAAATCTATGCCTGACGCTGTTGTAGTTATTTGATTTGGATATACAAACTTTGTATTATTATTGCCATTAAAGGCCGCCGCGTCTGGTGCTTTAAGTGTTTGTCCGTTAGCCGCATTACTCCTAACAGACTTTAGCACTGGCTCATTTATAGCTGAACCTATTGTTAATTGTGGACTACCATTATTAGGTGATGTATCTGGTGGATATATTGCTACTGAAGCACCTGATATGTCACTGATCTTAGTGTCGCCATCTTTTACATTATCAGCCGTTATATCATAATAACCACGACCTACGCACATATAAGCATATTCAACCTCTTGATGGTCAATAAATTCTTTGTATGGAACATTAAGTAAATCTGGTGTTGACCTAACTTTGCCAAATATGTCTGGTATGCGTGCTAATATCCTAGCGTTATTCTCTCTGTCTGATAATCCGTTATTTGGGCTTTCAGTTTGTGTGTTACGTTGCGTTGGTGTTGGCGGCCTCAGTAAAAACATTATAGCAACGGATATTGCTACACTAACTATTGCTACTATTATAGGTATAAACTGTGCAGACGGATAATTTACTACGTATATTGTATCTTCTAGGTTATTAAGTGTTTCTATTTGTGCTTTATTAGTTGGTGTTACGTCATTATCTAAACTTACGCTTTTATGGTAAATACGTGCGTTTTCAGGGAAAGTATTATATCTCTCCATTAGGAAGTCTGATATATTTTCTACATAATGACCTGACCATGTTTCAGGATCTAATGCGTTCTCTGCTATTATAACTTGCTTTAACATTTATAAAAACCCAACTTAGTGTAACCTAATTTTGCAATAGACAATGAAACATACTGCACTCCTGCTTCTTGTATATGTATCACTTTATCACGTACAAATACACCTACATGGGGCGCAACTTTGCTACCTAACATTATTACTAGGCATGGGCTGACGGGTCTGTCTAATTTTATTAATCTATGTCTTTTTGTCATATCAACAACACGTTTGCTTGGCGGCAATAGAAAGCCTGACAATGTATCGCCAATATCTTTCCCTGTTTCAGCAAAGTATACATCGCGTGCAAAATGGGCGCAGTTATAACTATTCTTGTCATAAGTCTTATAATAAAGCTCGTCACGCATTATAAGAACCCACGTAACATCGGAAAACGAGCAAAAGTATATGTTTCACCTGTCTTATTTATATTTAAACTAGGTGCTTTTGCTTCAAAGACTGCGCCTTGCTCATTAAATGTAAAGCTCTCTACTTCAAGTGTCACAACATATAGTGGTGCTGTTAGTACGTCTGACCTATATGTTCGATAAATTAATACTGGTTTCTCATTAAATCCATCAGCCGTTGCTACTGCATCTAACTCAGCAGGTAATATCTCACCTAAGTCACCTAATGTTATTGTAAATGACTGGTCAAGGTTTTCTCTAGTTTCACCTGCATCAATAGCTAGTGGGTAATATGTAAAGGTAACACTTGTACCGCTTTCGGTTGTAGCTGTAATCCCATTTGTTGCATTTCTTACAACTCTATATGTCTGTGTAAAGTCACTATGCGATAGTTCTATCGTTTCTAGCTGTACTATATTGCTATCACTATTTAAGTAAAATTCGGTATAATCAGACATTTAGGTAACTCGGAAAGTCGGTGTTTATTATTATATCTATATCATTTTCATCTGGTGGGAACAAGGTTGCATAATTTTCACCGTACTCTGGGTATAAGACTAATGCAATCAAATCGGCATCTGTATCTCTTGCTTTAGCATTTAATTCTAATTGTGCTTGTACGTTAAAGAAGCCATCTGCATATCTTGATGTAGATAAGCTATCTGGTATTATGCGTGCGTCGTATTCTTCTAGTGTGCCATAGTTAATAGCTAGGTCTATTTTAAAGCTTGTTGTTCCTGCAGCTGTAGTTAATTTATAGAACTCTCTAAAGTCTGCATATTCTGTTGTATTTAATATCCAGCTGACATTTGCTATAGTACCCGCATCAATAATATCTTTTCTGTATCTGCTTGTGCCACCTTCCAAGGGTATGGCTATAGTTTCTTGTCGTGTATCTATGCTGTAAGAGGCTTGGTTAGGTATATAATTGAGCTTGTATGGCGTGCTAGGCGTTCCTGATGCCGTTAATGGCTTTGCTTTCAACTCTAAATTGGCTCGCACTTCATAGTCTGTGCCACTTCTAGCACCTGTACTAATGCTATTGTCAATAAAGTATGCTGTATATTGTTCTAGTGCAGTTCCATCTATTGCTAAGTCAATTTCAAAAGGTAATGAGCCACTTTTACTATATGTTGCATAAAATGCCTTAAAGTAATTATAACCACCTACATCAAGTGTCCAGCTTACAGATACAACTGCTGATGGGTTCTTTACTGTTTGCCTGTACTTACCAAGTCCACCCTGTAAGACTGCACCAATAGTTTCTGCTCGTTCGCTAAAGCTATAACTTGCACTGCTTGGTGTGATAGCAAATTTAGTCATTTTAGCGCCTTCGCTGTGTGCTTGTATTGTTTGCTAATGTTTTACTCACTCTGCCATTAGGGTTTGCTATATCTGATGCTATAACTCTAGGTGCTTCACGCTGTACTGTTTGTGTTGCTACTTCTCTAGCAATGATACGTACATCTGTTTCGCTTATCTTTTGCACGCTTATATTGCTACTACCATAATTCTCAACAGTAACATTTAACTGCCCACCACCCATCATATGGTTTGGTGTAATACGACCACGCTGACCACCAGCCATAGTTAACAGTTCTGGACCGCGCTCACCAACAATATATTGTCTGTCAGGAAATACTTGCCCACCAATAGCTTTACCAACAGCGCCCTGTGTTGCAAATGAGTTTATTGCCATTACAGATGGTGCTGTTGCCGCCATAGCCGCCGCTAGTGCCGCTGGTGCAATCGAAGGTCCGACTATTGGAATTGCCGCTGTAGCCGCATATGCCGCCAAACCTGCTTGTTGTTGTGTTGCCGCCGCATTAGCCATCATAGCCGCCGCGCCACTCATTGCCGCTGTTTTAGATAATGCTTTGCTAACTAAAAACTGTGTAAGTTGTTCAGCCGCCATTGCTCCTAATGCCGCTATTTGTGAGCGTGCCATATCCTTAAATATATCACTAACAACACTTTTTAATCCTTGCCCATCCATAATTATCTTTTCAAACGCACTACCAAAACCACTTTCAAAGCTTTCTATACCTGCTTTTGTTACATCATTAAAAGTTGTCATTGTAGTTTGAGCTTGCATTAACCACGTCGCCCAATATAACTCATTCTCAGAAAGTGCTGCGATAGTCTGGTCACGTTGCATTTGTAATAGTTCTTCATTCATACGTGCTTCTGATTCTAATATTAATGCTTTACGTTGCTCTTGTGATAATACCGTATTCTCATTTATTATTATACGTCGTCTTTCATGGCTCTTAATTATCAACTGTTCTTCATTTAATAGTCTATCTAACAATCTATCAGCGTCATCTTGCTGTTTGTTAAATTCATCTATTGCTTTGTTTTGGCTAGTTAATAATGCTTTATATGCACTATCATACGCACGCATTTCATCTTCGAATGCTTTTGCTCTTTCTTGTGCAGCTTTCTTTGTTGCGTCAGTTCTTGCTTTTTCATCTTTAATGGCTTGCCTTAACCTTAATATTTCTTGTATTTCAGCTTCTTCTGTTATTCCTTTTAACTTTAATAATTCTCTTTCTTGGTTTGTTGCTACTAAAAATTGTTCATTTAATGATTGTATTAACTTTTGACCAATGCTTAATGACTGCTTATCTAAATCAATCGTGTTATTTTTAAATGCATTAAATTCTTCTAGTGCTAATGATTGGTCACGTATGCTTTTAGCAACACGTTGTAATGCCGTATTGGCTTTATTACCTTGTTTAGCTAATATATTATCAAATAATTCTGTAGCGGCTCTACCAGCACCTTCTTCACCAGATTTAAGTTTATCATATGCACTTGACAATGCTATAACATCATCTCTGCTTATTTTAAATTTCTTACTAACTTTAGCTAAATCATCTTCATACGCACGACTTGCTTGACCTGATTCTGCATAAACTTTATTAAGTCCTTCAAAATCACTGCTAAATACTGCTTGACTAACAGCAAACTTTTTAAAGTCTTTAGTTAAGTTTTTAAGTGCACTACGATATCCTTTAAATGCATCAATATTTGCAATAGTTAAGGTGAGGTCTGCAACTTCACCAAATTGTTGTTTTAATGTATCTAAACTGCCAGCTAGTTCAACAACGCCTTGCTCATTTATTTTAAATACTTCAGTTAATTCTTCTGATAATTTATTAAGCTTTTTTAAACTTAAATTAGCATCAAGTAACATAGGTATCATAACAGAACCTATTGCCGCAGATATACCAACGATTGCACCTAATAATGGTGTGCCTAACACAAAACCTAAGTCAGCCGCTTGCACACCAACAGCACGCATTGGGTTTTGCCCCATAGCAATTTGACCTGCCATTTGCTCAAACTG